TTGTTGAGATTCTGTTGCAGCTAATTGAGCCTTTTGAGATGCTGCTTGTGCATTAATCTGGGCTTGTTGTGTCCCTTCTTGTAATTTAGCTTGATACTCAACATTAGCATCATTAAAGATATTAAGCTGATTCTGCAATGCTTGACTATAAGCATTTAGATAAGCACTAATCTTATTTATCTGTACTCCAGCTAACTCGGCATCCTGATGATCTTCAATCATGTCTCCTGCAACAGAAAACCATTTTGAAAAGTTTAAAAAGTCAGTATCAGTACCGTATCCAGATGAATCAGCATCCATTGTAGTAGTTAACTCTTCAGAAATACCACCAACTGTAGGTTGTGTATAAGTAGGTGGAGTACCTATATTAGAAAGAGTTGTAGCATCAGGAGTTACAGTAGATATTCCTGGAGTACTAAAACTAGGAGCTATCGGTGGTACTGGAGGAGCAGTTGATATTGTTAAATCTGATATTGTTGGAGCAGCACCAAGAGTAATAACTGGTTGCGCATAAGAGGGAGGACTTGTAGCAGGATTAAAAATACCTGAAATATCAGGAGCTGTAAAACTAGGAGCTCCTGGAGATGTAGGGCCAACCGCTGATATTGTTAAATTAGAGATTGTAGGAGCTTCTCCCAAAGTAAGTACTGTTGGTATATATGACGGAGCAGTAGGAACACTACTAAAATCAATATCTGCACCTGCAGGAACTGTAGGAGCCATAAATCCACCTGGCGTAGTAAAACTGGGAATAGATACTGAAGTTGAATTCATAATAGGTGAAGATGGTATAGTTGGTAAAGTTATATCAGATGGCAAACTACTAGCCAAACTAGTCATCTTTGCCATTAGAGACTGGATGCTTGCATATATAACTACAAGATAAATTTTATCTGCTGGAAAAGACCTTAATGTGCTATCTGCAAATGTTAATGCATTACCATCACCATCCTTTGGCGTATTATTAATATAATATATCTTATACGAATCCTTGCCAGAGTTGTCTGCTGGTACAGGAAATACCTTTACTGTATTGTCTGTATTTAGCATGTATACTGGATGATACTTTGATGCAAAGGAAAGACTTTCTGTGTCAAGTACTTGTGATTGTAATGCTGAAGATATCCTTCTACATGGTCTAAAATTACCAGCAGTAACACCATCTGCACGAACTACAGATAAAATTTCTGCACCATCTAGATTAACTCCTTGAGCAACTTGCAATACAGTCTCATCCATAAATAGTTCTCTATCTTGGGGATGGCCTACAAGCCATTTACTCGTTATATCTAAAACTCCATCTGCAAGAAACTGTGTTAATTCAGCCTCAGTGGGATTAGTCCCACTAGAATTAATAGTAATACCAGTTAGTGCTTCTACTTGTGCTTCAAAAGTTGCCATTTAGTATGCTTTTACTGGCCCTTTATTTTTAGGTTTCTTTGCTCCAGCAGACTGTCCCTTATATGCAATACAATCATTATACTCTTTAGTGCCTGGTTTATACTTCAGTGCACATTCTTTTGGACTAGGCATAACTGCCTCCTTTAATTAAAGACCAAGTCTTGAAGCAACTTGATCTAGTTTATCTTTATATGTACTCAACTCAGTTGTAAGTTGATCTACTCTCTCTGTAAGACTATTATTTAGTACTACTAGTCTACTAATAGTATCATTGGAATAATCAGTCTTCTTTATTGTTTTTTCTAAAACTTTTGCCATTATTCTCCCTTTTTAGTTTAGACCTTGCCCGCCCGCGGGGAGAGAAATCTTCCGTTGGACGGGCTCAGCCATTTTTATTTACTAAGCTACAGTAAAGCCATTAGCATGACCCGATTGTCCTGAGATGTACCAATAAGTACCATCGCATACAAGTTCAATCCAGTCGCCAACTACATTATCAGTAGTAGCAGTTATTGTAGTACCAGCTAAGGTTTCCCATGCAGTTGCTAAAAGAATACCACCTTTTATCAATGCAGTTCCTTCACTAGTCGCTATCGTACTAGCAGTAGTTACATCAGTTGCTATAAACTTAAACCTTAAACCAGCCTTTACTGCTGGTAAAGTTACAGTTCTCGCTGCATCACCGCCATCTAATAAGTAAGTTTTCCCACTATCACCCATATCTAAAGTATGAGATGAAGCAGAAGAACTATTCATATTAAATATATACGAATCGGTTTGATAACTGGCCTTTCCTGCTAACTTAGTTCCATTTCCATCAGCCATTATCTACCTCCTTACAGTTGAGCATCACCAAAAGGAGTAGCTCCGTCACCAGAAACAATAAGTGAACCATGAACTGCCCAGCATTTAGCTGCTGATGCATTTAATATAGCTACAACATCAATTTTCGATCCAGCTGCTGCACCACCTGTTGTAGTAGCATTTAAAGTAATAAAATCATTATTACCATCAGTAGCTGTTGAAAATGTATCAGTTTGATCATCAGTTGTATTTGTTAAAGTAACACCACCTAAGAATCCATGATCATTAGTACTTGATTGAATTACATGATCTGCTGTATTTATGATTGTCTGGATAAAGGTAAACTTCATTCCTATCTCTGGATCTGGTAATGTGAAGTTAGAAGCACCAGCTGCATCAAAAATGCAATAAGCACCACTCTCTTCTGCTGTCAATACTCTTGTAGTACCGCCATTCAGAATAACTTCTACTTTACCTCTGCCATAAACAGCTAAATCACTATCAGCTTTATTTTGTCCATACATCGGATTTGCCATTATAAAACCTCCTTATGTCCAGATAGCATGGGATTCAGGCATTTGCCATTCCATACCACCTTCAGTTAGAATAAGATCTACTCTACGATCGACCCCAGAGTTCTCTAAAGTTTGAACTCCTACGTAGACTGAAGTGTCTCTGTTAATACCATTACCAACCAGTGGGCGCCATGCACAATTCTTCATGTTAACACCCAAAAGTTTAATATTAGTAGTGTCTAAGTGGATATTACGTGCTACATTAATATCTCCATAAGGAGTACTGAATGTAGAAATATCAACACCAAAGACTTTTTTCTTTCCTGTCAAAGCAAGATCTGACCTAAAATTAGAAGAGATTTCAAGATTATTCTTGAAGTATCCACCTAATTTATGTAGCCAGTTATACACTGCTGTACTACAGAAAAACAAAGTTGCAGAGGATTGATTATACCTAGGATCAACATAGTTAGACATATCATCTAAGAAGTCATCAGCTGTCTTAGTTGCTATAGTTAAACTAAATTGATTACCATAAGTGCTAATATAATCTGCAGCACCTTGAGTATACTGATATCCATTAGTAGTATCATTATACTGAGCTCCAAACAACAAGGATGTTTCAAGATCCCATTTATGCTCAATAAGCTTTTCTTTCCAAACACGAGCCCATTCATTGGAATCGAATTTTAAAGAAGTCGCGCGAGCACTATTAGTCATTGCCATGCTTGTTTTCCAGATCTGAGTCAAGCCATAGTTACTTACATACGGCTGATCTTTCCAGGTCTCTGGATATCCAGTTCCCTCTTTGAAAGCAGTACCAATTACATAAGAACGTTTTGGCTCAAGATAGTCAGCAATTGAAAAGCTAGATATGTCAATTGCATCTAATGCATTATTGTAGGCTGAATAAGAAACAAGTTCAAAATCAGCAGCTGCAGTACCCTTATCTGCTATTACGCATTTTAAGATCGCTGCATTGCTAACAGAATCTAAATCAACTGTTTCAACACGAGCAACTAAATAACTATCAGGCTTACTGGCCTCACTAGCACTTGAATCATCCCAACTACCTGCAGTTACAGATGTACTATACGGAATGCGTACTAACTGACCTGGAATGAAGAATGCAGGTTGTGTTCCAGAAGCTCCAGGAACAACATCAGTACTAGTATTACCGTATACTGTTTGTATATTTCCTGCATTTTCCCAATCACCGATCATACAAAAATAGTATGTATCACCAGCATCTACATTTCCATGAGTTACAGTAGCATCACCACCTGCTAAAGCAGTAGGGGCTGTTGTACCATGATTACTAACATAAGCATAACGCTTATGAGATGATGGACGTTTTTCAGTCCATTTAAACTGTGGATCATCCACAGGTTTCTTTGCTACCTTGGAGAGGAAGCGAAAGAAAGGATCCTGAGCAATATTTAGCTCGCTGACACGATCTCCGAAGTTATACTTTCTACGTATATCTCCAGTTGAAAGATCGGTACCAGCTCCAGGTCCATTACCGGCAACGTCTGCTACAGTAAGATCTGCACTAGGCGTTATGACACTTAAAAAGTCTTTTGCCATTTGACCGTCTCCTTTCTAATTAGCCCTCTATCAACTACTCTTTCGAGCCTTCAAGTAAGGCATGAAAGTTCGCTGACGATCTATTTAAAGATTGTCTAGCCGAACAAGTTATCTATATCACCATCAGATCCAACTATAGAGTCAAAGACATTATCGTCTGGACTAGAGTCGACCTGGGCGCTGTTGGTTCCACTAGCACTTGTCGGTATGTTTCTTACGTTCTTCATTTGGGTTAGCATATCGGCTTTAGCATTTGAAGCAACATTCTTTTGAACCTTGTCTTTGTTTAATAAAGTATAAACATCATCAAGAGTAATTTTGTGCCTTTGTGCCTGTCCCATCATGCGTCTAAAGTCTTCAGAAGACATACTATGTTTTTTTCTGAATTCTTCTTCATCCTTCTTTCTGCGAATATTAGATTGGGCTTTCTGCATTCCTTGACGCTCTTTAGCTAAGACTGTTGAAAGTCTTTGCTGTACTTGAGTATCAACTTGTGCATTTAGAAGCTTTGAAGAGTCCGACCCTGGATCTTCAAGATCCTGTGGGTTAAATTCAAAGTCTTCTCCTAAGCCTAGTCTTTCCTTTAAGCTTTTGGAAGGAGCACCACCACTCTGAAAGTAGTCTTTTACATGCTCAACAAGACCAGTATCTTTTTTCATTGCATTGAGTACAGGAACATAGGGCTTTAGGGTCCGTAGTTCAGCATTTAACCGCTGAGCTTCTCGCGTAGAGTCCTTATATCTCTTTTCCCAATCAATGTTACCTTCAGTGCCTTGCTCAGTTTGAGTGTGGGTTACCTGTTCGGGGCCACTGTGTTGAGCTTGGGTTACTTCGGCTGTATTATCATAATTATCTTGTATAGCGCCATTGACACTGTCTTCAAGCGCTTCAAAGAAACCATCAGAGGCGCCAATTGGTGCTGGGTTACCTCTTTCTTGATTATCTTCTGTCATAGTCTCTCCTATTTAAGTATGTTATTCCTAGTAATTTAGGAAGGTTTAGTATTATCTTGCAAGTTATTTATTACACCTTTTATTTGCAAGTCTAATTCTTTTGCTCTGACTTTCCTATCTGCCTCAGATTGTTTAGTTGTACTCTGAGCTTTGTCAGACATCATATTTCTTAAAAGTTTCTGCTTTGCTTGAGTCTCAAGGTATTCTTTTTCTGTTCTAGTTGCAGTCTGATTCGTCTTCTTATCAATCTCCATCTCAGCTTGCATAACTTTCCCTTTAATACCCGCCTGCACCAACTGCCGTTCGAGAGTCTCAATAGTGCCATCCTTATCTTTAATTTGCTCTTCCATACCAGATACCTGTCCTTGAAGTTGTGACATCATACTCTTTCTTTCGGCTATAGCTTCTTTATCCCGTATATCTGTCTCAGCTAATACTGCCATATCATCTATGATGCCAAGTTGAAACATATCCTTAAGTTCTGCAAGATATGCCCACCTATTAAGTGGTAATGTAGAGCCAGTAATAATACGTATATCAAATCTTGCAGTCTCATAATCCATAAACTTGCCGACTGCCTCCCCAAAATCATTATACATTGGAACATTAATTTGAACTTCTCTTTCCTCTTGTAATGCACTAGGCTGTACTACACGAAATACCTTATGGGCAGTATAAACAGATTGAGAAAATTGCTGTACTAGTTGTCCTAGTTGTGCAAGAGCAGGCTCTATAGAATTTTTCATCCATTGTTTAACTCTCCTCGTACCATATTCATCTATAGCAAGCATACCACGATATGTTTCATGCTGCTGCCCCTGATCGCCCTGCATTGAGGAATATATACCAGCTAAGTACTCCATATCTGTTTTTCCTTCCTGTACGATCTGGAAAAACGCATTAGAAAGTGGAGCAGGCTGTACTACTGTCGGGGGAGTAGCGCCAGGGCGAATTGGGAGCAACGCACCAGGAGAGGAGGAGTACTTCTC